TTACATATTACTTGCGAACGATTCGCACTTGCAATACTCGTGAACAAATCGTGAACATAGCCCTGCTATAATACTCTATTGTGTAAATAATATAGTAATATCAGCAGCTTAACTATAGATTATCTGCTATTTCCCCCAGTAGGTCAGCAGTGTTGCCCTATTATTACCCCCGGCGTGGGCCACACCACCCCCATACGTACTTATATACCCACAATGACAGCGGGGGGTATTTTATAATCTGTTAACCACTATAGTAATACACCCCAATAGCAGTATTACTACCGTTAAACTTTGTTTCCTACCAGTAAACTTTGACCATTTGGTAAAATTTTATGACTCTGGGGTACTATTATACCTCTATAATGTTACATCTCCTGTAAGCCCCGTAGAATGACGGTAATATCACTCGGGTATGTCTCCTTATAAAAGAACTTTACCCCTACTTAAACGGCCTCTACGTGGCTCTCATGGCATACTGGGGTAGAATCGGCGGTGTTACTAGATATACGACAGATCTGCTGTACCTTTGGTCGATAAAAGTAATAATTATTAATATTTATTTTTATCTGCCCCTTGACACTCGGCCAGAAAGTACTATATAATATACTTAAGTATATACTAGAGTATTACTAAAGTATTACTAAAGTAATACTTAAGTATTACCTACTTATTATTACTTTATATATATAAAGAAATATAATATTAGAGTAATACTTAAGTATTACTTAAGTACAACCTAGATGTACAAATTATTCTTTGTCGTCTCCTTTTAGGGTTGACGTATTAGAATTAAAAGGTATAACTACTCATGTCAAAACCAAAACTATTTGCTTCAGACTCTGTGTTAGAGGAATTTTATATTGCTCTGGCAGGTAGAGATGAAGCTAGACTTCGTAGGGTACACATACCAAGATCAGATGTATTCTATGTAAGAGAAAAAATTCACCAAGATACAGGGATTAAGTACACACTCGACCATGTGGAGAGAGCTATGTACTTAGAAGGTATGCTTGAAAGTAGGGACGTGTTAGAACCCAAAAGAAAAAGAGGTTGGGAGTAATACTTTATAATTTATGATTGATCCAATTACAGCTATCTCAATAGCAGCAAGTGCTGTAAGCAACATAAAGTCTTTAATGCTTGCTGGGCGTGATGCTTCAAGTGCACTTTCTAAGTTTGCGGGAGCTGTATCAGATGTAAACTACGCTTCTGAAAAAGCAAAGAATCCTGGAATATTTGCATCTCTCACTGGCTCAGCTGAACAGCAAGCTATTGATGCGTTCTCAGCACATAAAAAGATGCAGGCTCTTAGGAAAGAAGTTGAGACATTAGTGCAGTTTTCCTATGGGATGGACGGTATACAGGAATATAAAGATACTCTTCGCAGAGTACGTGCTCAACGCAAGAAGACTGCATACCGACAGGCTGAGCTAAAGCAGGCACTTGTCACTTGGTTTTTTGGTGGGTTAATAGTCATAGCTGGGATTGCTGGGTTAGGCCTAGTTCTTTATATTATAGGTCGACAGCAAGGGAAGTGGTAATGGCAGTGACAATGGAAAGACTTCTGGCGTGGAAGATTATGCCACGGCTAATGATGTTAGTGATGACGGTAATGTACATAAAGGTAATTGAGTGGGGCATGAGCCTTGATGAACTTAGTACGCAGCAAAGTGCTATGGTCAGTGTTGTGAGTGGTGCTATGACTGGTACTATAGCTGTATGGCTAGGGAGTGAAAAGAAGTGATAGGTCAACTCCTAGGTGCTGTGGGTGGACTAGCCTCTACTTATCTTGATGGTAAAGTAGCGGTGTCTAAAGCCAATGCAGAGATACGAGTTAAGCAAGCCACTGGTGAACTTGACTGGGACTTAGCTGCCATCAATGCTACACAGAATAGTTGGAAAGATGAGTGGATTACTTTACTTTTTAGTATCCCCCTTATCCTTGCATTCTGTGGAGACTGGGGTAATGAAATAGTGCAAGCTGGCTTTACTTCTCTTGAGGCTATGCCTACTTGGTACCAGTATTCTTTAGGTGGTATTGTAAGTGCTAGCATCGGTATGAGATCAGTATCTAAATTCTTTACAGGGAAAAAATAAAATGACATTCAAACTATCCCAACGCAGCTTGGACAAAATGGATGGCGTAGACGAAAACCTTGTAGCTGTAACTAAACGTGCTATTGAACTTACTAAAGTAGACTTTGGAGTTATCTATGGTATGCGTACTATGGAGGAGCAGCGGAGACTTTTTGATGCAGGTAAGTCTCAGACTATGAAGTCTAAGCACCTTGTGGGTCGGGCAGTTGACCTGATGGCCTATGTTGATGGCAAAGGCTGCTGGGAACTGAATGTCTATGATGACTTGTGTGATGCTATGGCAGCATCTGCAAAGGAACTAGACATTGCTATCAAGTGGGGCGCTGCTTGGTCTGAAGGCGATATCCGTACATACCCTGGCTCTGCTGAAGATGCCATGATGAAGTACATTGATCTCCGCCGCAGCCAAAGCCGTAGACCCTTTATTGATGGTCCCCACTTCGAGTTGATGTAATGGCAGTAGAGTATAGAGGTGAAAAGTTTGAAGGTTACAACAAACCCAAAAAGACACCTAAGCATCCCACGAAGTCCCACGCAGTACTTGCCAAAGAAGGTGATACCATTAAGCTCATCAGGTTCGGTGAGCAGGGAGCCAAAACAGCAGGTAAACCTAAAGAAGGTGAATCTGATCGCATGAAAGCTAAGCGTAAAAGCTTTAAAGCTAGGCATGGTAAGAATATTAAAAAGGGTAAGCTTTCAGCAGCCTACTGGGCAGATAAGGTTAAATGGTAACTTGGTTACTTTCACAGGTATTTTTTGCTACTGTATTCTACCAAGGGCAACCACCTGCAACATTTGTAAAAGTCTGTGAGTATCAACACCCTACGAATAATAATAAAGAACGGCACTGGATTTACTATAAATTAAGATGCCCCCCAGGTATACTAAGGTAAACTCAAAAGGAACTAAGTAATGGCTAAGAAGTCTACTGTAAATGCAGCGGGTAACTATACCAAACCCGGTATGCGTAAAAAAGTTGTAGCTTCTGTAAAGGCTGGTTCTTCAGGTGGTAAACCTGGGCAGTGGTCTGCACGTAAAGCTCAGATGGTAGCTAAACAATATAAAGCAAAAGGTGGCGGGTACAAATGATAAAATATATTAAGCGACTGTGGTGTGCCCTATTAAATAAAAAATGTCACTCAGGGTGTGATTGTTGTTAGTATGTCTCTAGCTAAATCACAGAAAAGTCTTAAGTCTTGGACTAAACAAGATTGGGGTACTAAGTCGGGTAAGCCTAGTGGTAAGACCGGCGAAAGGTACCTACCTAAAAAGGCTAGGGAGTCTTTGTCCTCGTCTGAGTATGCAGCTACGACTAAAGCTAAACGTGAAGGTACAGCAGCAGGTAAACAATTCGTTAAACAACCAAAAAAGATTGCAGAAAAAACTGCAAAATTTAGAGCATCAGAAGGTGGACTCACTATGAAAAAAGGTATGCACAAAATGCCCGATGGCAGCATGATGAAAGATTCGGATCACAAATCTGGGTATAAACACGGGGGAGTAGTTAAATCTAACTGCGGTGCTTCTGTAAAAGCAACTCAAAAAGGAACTAAGTAATGGCTAAGATGTCACTAAAGGACTGGATTAACTCTAATCAAAAAGCTAAGGGTCTTTCTACTAAAGAAGCTAAGGCAGGTGCTAGTAAATATAAAAGCATTTCTGCAGCTAAAAAAGCTGGTAGTCTTTATTATACAAATAAGGATGGCAAGGTTATGATTGCTGCAACAGCAGAAGATCTTAAATCACCCGCACCATCTAAGTCCCTTAGACCTAAGAAAAGACCTACCTCTGGTGGATCTCGTCCAGCTGCCACTACCGCAGAAACAGCCGAAGTTAAAGCAAGAAATAACGAAATCAAAGCTTCATTAAAAGCACGCAAGGAGCCAAGTGCCTCTCGTAAAAAGAGTTACAATAAGAAAGCCCCTGTTCTAAAAGGCGCTGCATGGATGTCAGCTCATACTTCTGCAGAATATCATGCACTTACAAAATCTGAGGCTAGTGCCTTGGGGCTACCCAGATCAAGAGTAGCTGGTATGCAGTCCCGCTTTAAGAATAATAAATTTAAAGATGGTCAAGGTTGGGGTTACAAAACACCTTGAAAAAGATAAGTAGTTGCACTATTAACAATAGTATGATATAACTGTATTAGTAAAACTAATAAGGCAGGGAGTATATGGGCCGAAATCTAACTGAAAAACAACAAGCATTCTTGGATGCATTGTTTGAAGAAGCCGAAGGCAACCCTGTTAAAGCTCTAAAGCTTGCAGGGTATGCCGAAGGTACGTCTTCTACTACCCTTATGTCTGCTTTAAAAGACGAAGTGGCTGAAAGAACTAAAGACTTTATTGCAACCCGTGGACCAGCAGCAGCTTGGGCTATGATGCAAGTAATGAGATCCCCCACAGATTTGGGCAACAAAGAGAAGATGGCAGCTGCAAAAGACTTTATGGATCGTGCTGGTTTTGTTAAGACTGACAAAATTGAAGTGAAGACTGAGAGTCCTTTGTTTATCCTGCCTCCGAAAGAGCATGAAAACTAAAACTTGGAAACTACCTAGGCCGGAGAAAATCGGCGGTGAGTGGGAGTGGGTACCTCTAGTCAGAGTAGGAAGATTTCTTCCGTTTGGGTATAGACAAGACCCAGATGACTCTGATATACTACTACCAATCCCAGAAGAACTAGAGCTTTTTGAACAAGCTAAGAAACACTTAAATCAGTATAGCTATCGTGAGGTATCTGCATGGTTAAGTGAAGTTTCTGGTAGATACATTTCTCATGTAGGTTTGTTTAAGAGGGTTAAGATTGAGCATAAACGTAAGGCAGCAGCTTCAATCCAACGCTTCTACGCCGAAAGGTACAAAGAGGCAGCAGAAAAAGCGGAAAAGCTCGAAAGCAATCGACTTGGAAAAAGACGTCCAGTCGAAGAAAGTCCCAGCGCAAGTTAAGCCTGCCCCTATAGATGTGGCTGCAGCACAACGTGAGATTCTCTTTGAACCTAATCCAGGGCCACAGACAGAATTTCTAGCTTCTACCGAACAAGAAGTTCTTTATGGGGGCTCAGCTGGGGGCGGCAAATCGTATGCAATGGTTGCTGACCCTGTACGATACTTGAATAACCCCAATGCTCAGATGCTTTTAGTTCGTCGTAGTACAGAGGAATTAAGAGAACTTATCTCCGTATCTAAACAACTGTACCCACGGGCTATCCCAGGTATTAAGTTTATGGAAAGAGATAAGACTTGGGTAGCCCCTAGTGGAGCTACACTTTGGATGTCGTACCTCGATAGAGATGACGATGTTATGCGGTACCAAGGTCAGGCTTTTAATTGGATAGGCTTTGATGAGCTTACACAATGGTCCTCGCCCTATCCTTGGAACTACATGAGGTCACGTCTACGTTCTACCTCAACAAGTGGCCTACCTCTTTATATGAGAGCTACTACTAACCCTGGAGGACCAGGTCATCAATGGGTTAAGAAGACATTCATTGACCCAGGTACACCTAGAAAAGCTTTTTGGGCTACTGAAGCAGAAACTGGGGAGACTATTACTTGGCCTAAGGGTCATACAAGAGAGGGCCAACCCTTATTTAAAAGAAGGTTTATCCCTGCTACTTTGTTTGACAACCCCTATCTTGCTGATAACGGGATGTACGAAGCTAACCTTCTGTCACTCCCAGAACATCAACGAAGACAGTTACTTGAGGGAGATTGGGACGTTAATGAAGGAGCAGCTTTCCCTGAATTTAATCGCAGGGTACACGTTGTAGAACCATTTGATATCCCACACAACTGGGCAAAGTTTAGAGCAGCTGACTACGGTTACGGATCTTACAGTGGTATAGTCTGGATTGCAGTAGCACCTGACGAGCAGTTGATTATTTACCGTGAGATGTACGTTAAGAAAGTCTTAGCTACTGATCTTGCAGATCTAATTTTAAGTGCAGAGTTAGGGGAAAAGATACGTTACGGTGTACTCGATAGCTCTCTTTGGCACAAACGTGGGGACACTGGGCCATCACTAGCAGAGCAGATGATTGTTAAAGGTTGTAGGTGGAGGCCGGCAGATAGATCTAAAGGCTCCCGTGTGTCCGGAAAGAATGAAATACACAGGCGACTTCAGATAGATGAGTTTACCGAACAACCTCGTATGGTTATCTTTAATACTTGTAAGAACTTGATCTCCCAACTTCCCTCTATTCCTCTAGATAAGAATAACCCAGAGGATGTAGATACTCACTCAGAAGATCACCTATATGATGCACTGCGTTACGGTGTTATGACAAGACCAAGAAGTAGTTTATTTGATTATAACCCAGCTGCAAACACAGGGTTTCAAATAAGTGACCCAACATTTGGCTATTAGGAAATACTATGGAAGAAGACTTCGAAGACGAAATGATGATGATGGATGCCGAAGAGTCCTCTGCTGTTGAGGATATGGATGCAGGAGACTATCATGATCCTAAAGCTGGTCAGATTGTTACGTATGTACAAGAGAGATTCTCTCGTGCAGAGACTGCTCGTAATACGGAAGAGACTCGTTGGATTCGGGCATATAGAAACTACCGTGGTCTTTACAGTCCTGATGTACAATTTACTTCTACTGAGAAATCTCGTATCTTTGTTAAAGTTACTAAGACGAAAGTACTAGCTGCTTACGGTCAAATTGTAGAAGTATTGTTCGGTGCTAACCGTTTTCCTATCAGCATTAACCCTACTATATTACCAGATGGCGTAGAGGACTCAGTCCACTTTGAGGCCAACCCTGAGCTAGAGAAAGCTCAAGGGCAACGTTCTATGCCCAGTCTAGAACCAGGAGAAACTCAGAGGTCTCTTGAAAATCGCTTAGGTGCACTCAAAGATTATTTATCTCCAGTGGAGGATAAACTAAAATCCGGTCCTGCAAAAACTCCAAGCCAAGTTGAATTTCATCCAGCAATGATTGCTGCGAAGAAGATGGAAAAGAAAATTCATGACCAACTGGAAGAATCTGATGCTAGGAAACAGTTAAGAACTGCAGCATTTGAAACAGCTTTGTTCGGCACCGGTGTTATGAAAGGCCCCTTTGCTGTAGATAAAGAATACCCTAAGTGGTCTGAAGACGGTGAGTATGAACCACTATTTAAAACAACCCCCCAGACCTCTGCAGTATCTATCTGGAATTTTTACCCTGATCCAGATGCGCAAAGTATGGAGGATGCTGAGTACGTAGTAGAACGTCACAAGATGTCACGTTCCCAACTACGTGGACTTCGTAATAGGCCCTTTTTTAGGGAGAATGCCCTTGAGATGGCTGTCTCAATGGGAGAGAACTACACTAAAGAATGGTGGGAGCAGGCTATGGAAGATGACTCTCAGGAGTCTCGTTCCGAACGTTTTGAGGTGTTGGAGTTTTGGGGTTACGTAGATACAGATATCTTAAAAGAACAGGATATCGAAATTCCAAAAGGCATGAAGGGCGTAGCTCAACTAAGTGTGAACGTCTGGATTTGCAATGGGCAAGTACTACGCCTAGTAATGAATCCATTTACACCTTCTTACCTACCCTACTATGCAGTACCTTACGAAGTAAATCCTTACAGCCTATTTGGTGTAGGCATTGCCGAGAATATGGATGACAGTCAGACGCTAATGAATGGCTTTATGAGGATGGCTGTTGATAATGCTGCACTTTCTGGTAATATGCTTATTGAAGTTGATGAAACTAACCTAACTCCTGGACAGGACTTAAGCGTCTATCCAGGTAAAGTTTTTCGTAGGCAGGGTGGTGCACCTGGTCAAGCAATTTTTGGAACTAAGTTCCCGAATGTATCCAACGAGAACATGCAGATGTTTGACAAAGCACGGGTACTAGCAGATGAATCAACAGGATTTCCTTCGTTCGCCCACGGTCAAACAGGTGTCAGTGGAGTAGGTAGAACTGCAAGTGGCATTTCTATGCTTATGTCTGCTGCTAATGGATCTATTCGTAACGTAGTAAAAAATGTAGATGATTACCTACTGAACCCACTAGGCAAAGCTTTCTTCCATTTTAATATGCAGTTTGATTACGACGAGTCTATTAAGGGTGACCTGGAAGTAAAGGCCGAGGGTACTGAAAGTTTAATGGCTAATGAAGTACGTAGCCAACGACTGATGCAATTCTTAGGTGTAGTTCAGAATCCTGTACTAGCTCCCTTTGCTAAGATGGATTATGTAATACGTGAGATTGCTAAGTCTATGGATCTTGACCCAGATAAAGTTGTAAACTCTAAATCAGATGCATTGCTACAAGCGGAACTCTTAAAAGATTTTAGAGCAGAAAACCCACCACCACCTGCCCCTGAAGGTGCTCCACAGCCCCAGCAAGCCGGTCAGAAGCCTCCTGCTGGTGCACAGGTTCAAGACACCAGTGGATCAGGAGGGGGTACTATAGGCACTGGTACCGCCCCTCAGCCAGGAGAACAGGGCTTCTCAGGTAATACAGGACAAGGTCCAATTCAATAATGCATAACTTAAAACCTTTAGTAAATGACAGACCTCTGTGGGAATCTTTTCTTGCAGAGCTACAAGATTGTCTTAGGGATATACACAAACAAATGGAGCAAGCTCAAAGCTCTGAGGATTTGTTTCGTCTGCAAGGACACGCTGCTTGTCTTAATAAGTTTAAGTACCTGAGGGATAAAGTAAATGGTGGAAGTTAAAAAATCTTTACGTCCCAAACCTAGACCTAAAGGATTAGGTTTAAGTTCTACTCGTCCTCGTTCACGCCCACTGTCTGATGAAGAAGGTATAGCAAAACAGGAAGCAGCTGCAGTTAAACAGGCACAGTCCTTAGACCAAGTACGGAAGTTTGGTAACCTAGAGTTTCGTGCTGACATGGATGAACAACTTCGCTGGAATCCATTAGCTAGGCTTGGCTTTGAGCCAGATCAATCTGTTGTTGGTAGACCTGCATACAATAGTCCAGATCTCCACGAGGGCATTAGATATCCCTACAACTCTAGCCAGGAGTATATTGATGATACTTTACCTGAAGCAGCTTTTGGAGCCGAGTACCGAGACATAGTAGGGCGAGTTAAACCTGGGTCTGTTGTTGTAAACTCTAACACAGCTAAGAATCCAGTGTGGTCTCACGAGTACACCCACGGTGGTTTAGAAAAAGTAATTGAGTATTTAAACGAAGATAAACAATTTTTTAAAAATAAATATGGTGAAGAGACAGTTAAACTTTTAGAAAAGATTGAACTTAATAAAGTAGAAGGTGGCAATCCTCTTGAAAAAGGCCCAAACGAAAAACTAACTGAAATGTTGGACGATGTTTCCAAGGATGCTGAAGTAGATCTAGAAGGTAACTTAATACCTGCTGCTGGAACTGGCTTAGGTACTATGGAAAATACAAGGACTGCTGTATCAGATCACGAAGCAAGTACAGACCGAGTTCAACTAAGGAGAAATCTGGAAGAAGGCAGAGTAAATGATGCCGACATGAGTACTAGATTATTCTTTGAACAAAACTTACCAGGCTATGCCGGGATTTTTAAAGCAGCTGAAGACATGCTTGAAAAACAAGGTGAACCACTGCCATCTGAGAAAAGAGGTTGGTGGGAACAGAAAGCTAATAAATGGTTGTCTGGCAAAGGGCTGTTTAATAAAGGTGGCTTAGCCGAACAAACTGAGGAAGCCTTAGGCTGGACTGCAGAGAGCAAGAAGTTTGCCGAAGCTAACCCAGTTGATATAAAAGCCCCTGAAGGATTGTCTATTAAGAATGTCCCTGCATTTAAAAGGCCAATGAGTGCTGGTCCTAGTGACGAGTGGACTGGCAGGCAAGATGAGTTAGGTAATCGTGAGTATAAGTCTAAGATAGATGGCTCTACATACTTTATTAAACCTGATGCAGATCAACGTACAGAGCTAGAAAAGATACAACAAGATATTATCCCAGCAGTTAAAAAATACTTAGCTAATCCAACCGCACCATCAAAAGAACAAACAATAGAGTTCTTAAAAACTGCTGCAGGAGATGCTTGGGAAACAATCAGTATTCCCGGTGATCTCGTATCCGGAGATAAAACTCTTGGTGACATTACATTGGGCGATGTCTTTGAGGTAGCTGGTAGTGCTGCTGTTGCTTCCCTTCCTATGAGTGTACCAGAGGGTTCTATGAGAACTTTTGGTGGTTCTAACCCACCTACTTATGAGCCACGTCAGAAATCTCTTAGTTCTCAGATAGATGAATTTTTTGATCTAGCACCACAAGAGTACCTTGACGTCCTTAATACAAAGCTTATTTTATTCCGTGAACCTATTCTAGAATTTGCAGAAACTGTAGACATACCTAAGAAAGGTCTTTTAGGTTCTGAGTTTTTAAATTTAATTAAAAAGAACGACTCTATACCTGAGACTTCTCTGCAAGAGGGTATCATAGAACCTGGAAAAAGATATACAAAAGACGAACTTTTAGAATCCCTTGGTGCTGGCAAAATTACAAGCGGCACTTTTAAATCTGTTGCAAACATTGCATCGGACAAACCAAAACAATTTGAAAGTAATCAAAGACAGGGAAAAGATGCTGGATTTGAAGGTGGACGAGAACTAGAGTATTTTGACATACCTATAGATACTAGTATTGGTTTTCCAGGTAAAAAATTTAAAGCAAACGAGCAACATTACGATAGTGATACGCTTGTCCACGTAAGAGGTTCTATTATTGACCCTCAAGATGGCGGTTTTGAGGACACAGATTTTCTAAGTGTTATTGGGGGAGAAGACTATCTTCTTGTAGAGGAGATTCAATCTGACCTTTTAACTAAAGGTTTTGTTAGACCTAAGAATAAATTTGATGCAGATTTTTCAAATGCTACTGATGACTTTAGTCGATTTAGAATGGTGTCATATGGAGAAGCTTTTGGTTCTGTAGATAAAGAAATTAAAAGTGTAGTTAAAGAACTTGAAATTGATGTCGGTAAGAAAACTACAGATTTAATATACTCTATACTAGATCGTCCTTTTTCAAGGACTCATACCCCTAAAGAAACTACTGCCTTGCTGAATTACCACGAGTTAATACAAAAAAAATTAACTGATAAAAAAATAGATAACGAAATAGGTACTTTAGACCTAGACAGTATTTATCAAGCGTACCTAACAAATAAAAAGATCTCTGATACCTACCCAAACCCTAACGATATTGGACTTCCCCCAATAAGAAAAAATAAACAAGCCGTAGACGAAGCTTTAAAAATACTTATAGCTAAGGCAGCGCAGTCTGATGTAACTAGGATAGTCATACCCCCAGCTGAAAGAATTGCCTTAGCAAGAGGTAGGAAGTTACAAGAAGAAAAAGGTGACCGGTTTTACAGAACGTATGTTACTGACCTAGAAAAGTCTTTAAGTGAGCTTCAGGACAATTACCCTGTTAAAATATATAATGCAGAGTTGCCATACAAAAGACATGAAGACTTTGTAGGTTTTGTGCCAGAAAGAACTGTAGATGAAGACATTCTACTAGCAGTAATGGACGATGAACCAGGTTTTGAAAAAACTCGTGTAAACACCAGTACAAGTAAAATAGGCACAATAATTGATATTACAGAACTAGTAGATAAATACAAAGTAGAAAAGCCAAGACAGTTTGCCCAAGGAGGCGTAGTAAACGACATGAATAGACAAATGAAAATGTTTGCAGTGGGCGGGTTAAATGACGATGGTGTGCAAAATGATCCAGTCTCCGGTAATGAGATTCCCCCCGGCTCTCTTGCAAAAGAAGTTCGTGACGATATACCGGCGCAACTAAGTGAGGGTGAGTACGTTGTACCTGCTGACGTGGTTAGGTTCTTTGGTGTAAAACATTTCGAAGACCTTCGTAATAAGGCCAAGGGTGGTCTAAACCAAATGGACAAAGACGGTCGTATTGGTGGTGAGCCAGTAGCACAAAATAAACCTATGGAACTTCCATTTGGAGATGAAGAGCTTCAAGTAAGACAGCCTGCAGCTGCACCTCAAGCTAAGATGGCTGGGGTTTCAATGAACACTGTTAAGCCCCGTATCGGAATGGCTAAGGGTGGATACGTTGGAACTTCTATGGAAGCTGTTCGTATGCGTAGTGGAGGAGTAGTTAAGGGATATAATGAGGGAGGCTCAGTTATCCCATCAGAGACACCTAGGGGGGCAAGTACATCATTTGCCAATAGACCTAATCTGTTTCAGGGTTATGGAGGTGCATCAGGTGGAGGTGCTTTAGAAGTTCGTACCTATGTGAATGCCGCCGGTGATACTATACTTATCCCATTTTTAAACGGGAAAATATTTAACGGGCTGGTAATCCCAGATGGTTTTTATTTAGAGGGTAGCCCAGAAGCTACATCTGCAGATGGAGATACACAAAAAGTAACTCAAAAAGTAACTCAAGATGCAGGTGGTGAAGTAGATAGTGGCGATACCGTCAGTCTGGATACACCTACAGTCACTGTTAAAAGCGTTACTGCACCGGAAGACTTAGATAGAAGTGACTCTTTCTTTGGTGTAAATCAGGATTTCTTTGCTTTATCACCCGAAGGTCTTGGAACTTACGGGGAAGATTTTGGTAGCTCCGGAGATATGCTCCGCTACGCTGGCATTGCTTCATTATTTGCACCGGCGCTGGGGGCAGTGGGAGTAATTGCAGGTCTAGGCAGACAAGTAACTCACGCAAACGACATTGCTAATATACGTGCAGCGGCACAAGTTGCGATTATGCGTGGATATACAGACCAGGCTATCATACTAAATGCTCGTGCAGATAAAATGGTTAAAGGTGGTGGCCTTCTTGCAAAAGCTATGGATAAAGCAGGTGGGCTAAGTGGAGAAAGTATTGCAGATAAGGTTATAAAATCCTATACTACAATATTTGACTACGGCTCTAAAGGAGATAGAGAGGGTCTTAATAGGGATATGTTTAATACGGATGATGCCTGGAACGGAGTTTTACAAATGAATGCTCCTCGGGGTTATACTTGGGTTTCGGACAATACTGATGAGACTGGTTCCTACCAAATAGATCCAGGTGCTGAAACAGTATCTATACCTACTTCAGATGGTAAAACTATTGAAATTTCTGTTGGAAGTATTCCTACTACAGATAATAAAAATGTAACAGGGATAACTAAAATAAACAATAATGATGATCCTTTTGATGTGTTCAGTGTTAGTTCCGGTAGTAATGTAGTGAGACCTCGGGGCAGAAATGAGGGAACATCCACAACCCCTACTACTACAACTGGAAACACTACTGACGGCAAAGATACTAACATTGCATCTTCAGGACGTAACGAGTCTGCTGTTCAAAAAGATATTAATGCTGCTTTGGAAGCTTCAAACGGTGATTGGACCTCTGAATTAAATGACCTTGTATCTGAACGTGAGAGTGCTCGTGCAGGCGCAGGTACCACCAGTAGCGGTGGAAGTGGTGTTTCTGTTACTACTACCTCTAGTACTGGCGGTGACTGGGCTAATTCATCCTGGAACCCTAAAAACTGGTAAGGAAAAAATATGCAATTTAGAGAATATAAAAAACTTGTAAAAAACAGACTGATGACTCTGCCTGAAGATAAACAAATTCTTATAGCAGATCTAGGTGAAACAGAGGCAGGTTTAATCTTAATGGATATTCTAGGAAAAGAACTTTTTAAAGCAGACTCTGAAGATCAGCCAGTTTCTCGTGGTGGTCTAGGTTTACGTTAAACTAACTAGGTAATTCAACAATAATAATAACAATAAGGCAACTCGGCAATAAAGCTGACCCCAACATAAGGATAAAAATATGCCCGAAGTAGAATCAATAGAGAGACCAAAAACTGCTGGTTTTGTTGACCGTGGATATAATCACGAACGTAAACGTCAACGTCTAGAGGAAGAAGAAGAAGAAATTAGAAAACTTGAGGCTGTTCAAAAAGGTGACGTAGAGGAACCAACAGCCGAGGTTGTTGATAATAAAGAACTTGAGGAAGAATCTAAAGAAGAGAATTTATCTGCGGAAGAAAAGTCTTTTAAGAAACGCTACGGCGATCTAAGACGACATATGTCTGAAAAAGAAAAAGAGTGGCAAGAGAAACTAGACTCCTCAGAAAAAAAATCTGCTCGTACTAATTTGGTTCCACCTAAGTCAGACGAGGACATTGAAGCTTGGGCTAAAAAATATCCTGATGTAGCAGGTATCGTAGAAACTATTGCAGCTAAAAAAGCTAAAGAAATGTTTTCCGGTGCTGAGAAACGTCTACAAAAAATAGACCAGCAAGCAGAAGAAATGGAACGTAAGGAAGCAGAGAGTATTATTAGTAGTGCACACTCTGATTTCAATAAACTAAGGGACTCAGACGATTTTCACAACTGGGCGGAAGTGCAACCTAAGTGGGTTAAAGATGCTCTTTATGAAAACATAGACGACCCTGATTCAGTTATTCGTGTAATTGATCTGTACAAATCAGACAATGGCATGACTAAGAGTGACTATGCAGCAAGACGTAAAGCTGCAGCGTCTAATGTGGGTAAGGGCTCTAAGACAAAAGTTAGTTCAGGTGACTCCTCAGGTTCAATACGTGAGTCGGATGTATCTAAAATGTCTTCAAAAGAGTTTGAAAACCGCCAAGATGAAATTACTAAAGCTATGCGCAATGGTAAATTTATCTACGATATGACAGGTAATGCACGTTAAGTGTTGACATTGCTACTACTTGGCGTATAACTATGGGCAGGAACAAGAGCCTCCCTTATGGGACTACCTCTCTTGCCCAACAACCCCTAAAACTTAAACATATGAATAAGAACTACCTAAGTAAGTACAGGCCCGTAAAGCTAATGGTTGGCCGACTGTTAGTCAAACGCACCCTAGAAAAAACTTGGCCTCTTCCCTTCTTGTTTAGTTTCTCTGAGTTGAGGTGTATACCTTAGACTCGTATATACCTTTGCCTTAAAGCCAAACATTCTAGGAGAAAAGAAAATGGCCTTTACATCATCCGGTGGATACGGTAACTTGCCCAATGGCAATTTTAGTTCCGTAATCTACTCCAAAAAAGTACAGCTTGCATTCCGCAAGTCCACAGTCTGCGGGGACGTAACTAACTCCGATTATTTCGGGGAAATTGCTTCTCAAGGAGACACAGTAAAAATTATCAAAGAGCCTGAAGTAAGCGTATCCGCTTATGCTCGTGGCACACAAATCACAGCACAAGATCTTGACGACGAAGATTTTTCTTTGGTTGTAGATAAAGCTAACTACTTTGCGTTCAAAATGGACGACATTGAGGAAGCTCATAGTCACGTAAATTTCATGGATCTTGCTACCAACCGTGCGGCTTACCGCTTGGCTGATCAGTACGACCAAGAAGTTTTGGGTTATCTAGCAGGTTATAAGCAGTCTGCTTTGCACTCTGTAGCTGGCGTTGTTAATGACCAAGTAAATGGTACTGTTGCTGTAGCTACTGCTGGTACAGACGAACTGTTGACATCTATGAAGCTTCGTAAGGATAGCTTTGGCAACATTACAACAGTATCTGCTGGCGATCACTCGATCCCCATAGCTGCTCGTTTGCCAGGTGCAACTGCACTTCCAACTGCATACGCTTCACCAGCAATGGTTGTTTCCCGTATGGCTCGTCTCTTGGACCAACAACAAGTTGATACCCAAGGTCGTTGGTTGGTAGTCGATCCAGTATTCATGGAAATCCTACGTGATGAAGACTCTCGTCTTTTCAACGCAGACTTCGGTGAGTCCGGTGGCCTTCGTAATGGTTTGGTCTTGAATAACTTCCACGGTTTCCGTGTATATACTTCAAGCAACTTGCCATCAGTAGGTACTGGTTCTGGTACAACAGGCACAGCTAACCAAAATGCTAACTACGGTGCTATCGTAGCTGGTCATGATTCTGCTGTAGCAACTGCTGAGCAAATCAACAAAACCGAAACATATCGTGACCCTGACAGCTTTGCTGACATTGTTCGTGGTATGCATCTTTACGGTCGCAAGATTCTTCGTCCAGAAGCTCTTGTAACTGCTAAATATAACTTAGCATAAGGGGGCATAGAAAATGGCTTTACAATCCACAGTTCGTATTGAGACCGCTACTCTAGCATTCGGCTCTCTCACAGCAGCATCAGTGCATGATATTGGCACAGTTCCAAACAACTGCGTAGTCCTTGCCGTAGGCTCTGAGTGCATTGCAGCAGCTACAGTTGGTGGTGCTAACGCAGTTTCCTACGGTGTCACAGGTGGTGACACTGACGGTTTCGGTACAGGTGACATCAACTCCGGCAAAGCAACAGGCGCTATCGTTACAACAGTTAATGGTTTGACTAACGTAACTAATGCTGACACGGTGATTTCTGCACTAACTGCAGGCTCAAATGCACCATCCGCTGGTTCGTATAAATTCTTTGTAGTTTATGCTCCAATGGGTAATACTGGCGCAGCAGCTGAAGTAGACCGTGACCTACTAGACTAAGTAAATTAACTTTGGGGGCTGCTTTAGAGTGGCCCCCTTAGCCCATCTAAAGGATTTTATTATGCGTAAGAGTAAAAGCTATGCTATTGGTGGAGTTGTTACTCCTGAGCAAGAAGACAGTCGTTATGCCCCTTCTATGAACCGTGCTCCTCAAGGTATGATGTCTTCAAGAGGTACAACATCAACTATGGGTTTTTACGATGGCGGAGTAGTTAAGAAAAAGAACTACGTTAATGCAGTAAAAATCGTAGACAACCGTAAAAATAAAAAGTAGATGGCTGGCGTTAACTTCAGGACAGCTAGTAAGTTTGCTAGTATTGTAGGTAACTCTGCCAGTACTTCTGATGGTCCCAGTAACGCTACGTTATTATTTACTTGTCCTGAAAGCCACGAAGCTGAAATAGTATTTCTTATGGTAGCTAATGAAGCAACCTCTACAGCAAACATTGGTATCCAAGTATATCACGC